CTACTTCTGTATCGTGGCTTCTTTGTGCCCGCATATTTACTAGGGTTGGCCAGTTCATATAAGCCATTAGCCCAGCGCATTACGCTGTAACCTGTCTTAAAATTTCTTTAGAAGGAACCCTGGATTGCTCATAGCCTATTAAACTTGTCCCTTTACGTGTTAAATTTAATATAAGAGAAAATGTTTTTTGGTAATCAGCATTGCCTACACGCTGAATAATATCACTTGGATATATACCCAATTCGTCTGCTGCGAGTAAGACTGCTACTGTGTTAGATGCAATACTAGGATTACTAGGATTTACAGTTCTTTGTTGGAAAAAAGTTTTTACCTGCTCATATTCGTTTTGATCAACATTAAGAGGTTTGGAAAAGTAGTTAGTAAAATACTGTCTAACCAATTCGTCAATATCATCATCTATTGTGACTAAAACTTGACTCGTATCTAATGCCATTATGTTACCCTACCAAATTCTGTATCAATTCTATCTTGTAAATCATTCCTCTGTCTTACAAGCGAAGGATCAATGATACCAGCTGCTGTATTTCTATCAATCCTAACCTGTGTCACAGCCAAACGATCCTGGAGTTCCTGTAATTTTTGCGCTTTCTGATTGAAGTTTTGGCCACCAACTATAGGACTATTTTGAGTGTCACTTATGAATGGAGGACTAGCTCTAGTGCCACTACTGTTAGGAACAGTAGTTGCGTTGCCTATAGGAGTATTTGTATTAATACCCACGGCTTTGAATATAGTACTAAGGACACTATTATTATTACTAGTAACAGTATTTGATGACGGTGCCACTGTCCTGTCAACTGGATTTCTGTTAACTTGCCCGCCGCCTACGGTAGTACTTCCTTGAGGTGTAGGTACAATAATATCACTAAGAGGATTGTCGCCTCTTAAAATACTACCTAAAATTCTTGTTGCATCTTTTTCTAAAACATCACCTAAATCTATGTCTGTTGCTTCATTAAAGATAACTCCACCTTTAATCACCGCACCAAGTATGTTGCCATCAAATAGATCTTTGGCAACACTACCAGCAGCATCTAATAGCCCACCTTGGAACAATACTGTGTCCTCAAGCAAGCCGCCAAATCTCCCTAGTGGACTTGGTGTTTGATCATAATGTATTTCACCAAACCCTTTTGGATTAATGTTGTTAACAAACCCTGTTGAATACTTAACTGCTTCGTATTCAACCTGCATAGTGTGTTCCATTAAATTACCACTTGCATATGAATGTGTGTCATGGCCAAAACTTGTAATCATAGGATTAATTAAAGTATATTCTGCAAAACGCTTTTGATACATTGAGTATACTCTAATATCCTTAAAGAATCGTGTGTTGCCTTGAGCAAAACCCCAGTTGCCGTTCCTGTATCCCGTGTACTTGTTTTCTGTATTGTATATGCCACTACCTAATGCATGACTACTATCTTTATAGAAATAATTCATATAGGTATGTAAGAATGTTCTAATTAGGTCCTTTTGATCGTCATGGAATGTAACATTTACGGACTGATACCTAATCTTGTGTTGACTTTGTGTTTGCTTGTTATATTGGTTATGTGTTTGAGTATCAATCGAAAAGCTAGGCAATCCAATTTGCTTTACTAGCATTGGTATTTCTAGCTTTTCAACACTATTAAAAAGTCTAGCAGCATCAGGTGTGAAGTTAAAAACTACAGCAAATAGGTGCTGATGCCTAGGCTGTAATTCATAGTTATTGTCTACAAACAACCTAGCAGCGTGCTGAAAGTCTTTGATCTGATCGCCCTTTTCAAGAGCGTTTAGAAATGAATTAACACTTGCCAAACTGATTCTCCTATACAGTATTTATCCATAAAAAAAGCCCTCAAAAACTGAGGGCTCTTTATATATAGGTTTACTATTAACCAGTTACAACTGTACCAACGTTACGTGCTACTGTAGCACCTACACCATCACCAATTGGTGACTGAATTGCGTTATCAAATCTAATTGAACATGTAATAGTAACAGGCTCGTTTGAAGCGTAGTTCAAGTCATTGTAGTTAACGTTTTGGATAAAGCAACCATAAAGTTCCCAAGTCTCGAGGACATTTGCTACACTTGCTCCGTTACCACCGTCTAGAATCTCAAATCTTGTGATGAACTTGTAGTCAATACCAGCTGCGGCACTAGCTTGTTCCATTACATCGAACTGCTTTTGTACCTGCTCGCCAAGTAGTCTGCTTACACTACCATTTACGTCATCACGGAAGTTAACTGCAATTGGTTCCCAACTATGCTTACCTGCTAGATAAACACGTGAGTTGTATACAGGCACTTCCATTTCTTCAAATGTTAAACTTGGACGAGTAATATCCATTACTTGCTTTGTTAGTTCTGTACGTGGAGTAGACACGCCAAGGTTCTCAAATAACGCACGGAAGCGATATTTTAGCTTGGGCATTAACAAGCCTTGTGCGCTAGCTGACTGATCACTGTCTAATGGTACAGTAAATTTTGTTAGTGATGAAACTGACATATTGTCTGCCTCCTTATATTATAATATTATTTATCTATAACCACTCAAGAAAAATGGGGGGTCTTTTTGAGATCCCCCATTATTTCTTGCGTTTAAGACGCCTTAAACTGCTTGTGCTGCTGCTACGTTGCCGCTAGCAATCTCACCTGTGTTCTTAAGTCTGATTGGAATGTAAATAAATTCCGCAGCCTTAGTAGGTTCAATAGCAATGTCAACGTATAGTTCGTTACGATCAATTCTATCATTTGTGTTGTTTGATTCATCACAAACTACTAGGTAATCGTAAATACCACGCTTTGCAATAAGATCGTTCATTAGCTGTTCAATCTGCTCTTTAAGCTCGTCTCTGGTAATCTTATCGTTTGGTTCAAACACAAAGCCAACTGCTGTGCGCTGGATAGTCTTACGTAAGTATGCAACTAGTCTTGCTACGTTAATACGATCTAATGCATTACCTCCTGCTGCATTTGTTTTGTTACCATAGTTAAGAATGCCAACACCATTAAAGAATGTAATTGGATTAACCTTATTAGCATAAAGTGTATCACGTAGTGATTCACGAACATTGTCTGTAACAAACTCGCCTGTAACACTGTTAATGTAACCAATGCTACCTACGTTGTCAACTAAGCCGCGGCGTGTACCAGCTGGAGCAAACCATTGGAAGCTCTGATCATCGCTACGAGCAATAGTACGTAGAATCATATGACTTGCTGGAACTGTAATTGTTGCGCCGCTAAGATCAGTTGTTTGACCTGAGGGGTAGAACACACCGAGATATGGATCAGTAGTTGTTAAACCATCATCGCCATTATCACTTGCACCGTTTGCATTAGTTGCCCAATTTTGTAGTGCAGTGCTATTAGCTGCTAAACGCATTGGTGAATCACCAACTACAAGTGCAGTGTTACGTCTATCGTTATTTAGGCTTACCATATTAGCAATTAGCTCTGGATATCCTGGTGCCGCAATAATGTTAAAATCTCTGCTATCTTCACGTAGTTCTTCACTACTGTCAATAGCTGACTTCATTGCAGCTGAAACAACTGAGCGTACAGCCTTGCGTCCCATATATGGACTACCGTCGTTACGGTTCCCACTTGATGTTACCCATGCATCCTTTTCTGTTGGAAGTGTTGGGTAAAGTGTAGTATCACTGAAGTTTGTTCTGCTGAAGTAGTTGCTACGGAATTTCTTAACGTTGTATGTACTACGACGTGTATTGAATAGCAACATGCCTCTTGGATAAATTGCAGGATCTGGACGATCAATATCAACTACGTTACTTGTAAGCAAGCTCTTAGTTGTTGGAACTGTACCAGTAACAACGTCTGTGCTTGTGTCACCCATGTAACGTGCGTCTGCAAACAAGATACCATCCTCTGTTGTTTGGTCTGTATTATCAATTAGTACCCAGCGGTTCTCACTATCAACAACTTCGTAACGATAAATTTTTGGATAGTTTTCAAGGTCACTTGAATCTAACCAAAGGTCACCCATAACTAGTGAGGTCTCATCGCTTTGTACGGTTGGTTCTGTTGCACTTACGATTACACCATCTGGACTTGTGTTACCTAGGTTATGTCCACGTGCATCATTAGTAACATTCTGATAACCCTTCCAAGTGCCACCGTCTTGAATCATAATGTCAACTTCAAATCCTGTATTATACCAAATAGTGTTGTCTGCAGGATCTGCACTAGGTGAACTTGTACTAATTGTATATGTTGGTGCTACCCAGTTACTTACAATCAAGTCACTTGAGTTACCTGCACGTACCTGACCAGTTGTAATACTTGTTGTAATACCTGCATCGGTTAGTGGAGTACCACTCGTATCTTTTAGTATAAGCATACCACCGAGAGCATGTTTAATTTTCAAGTAGCCATCGCTTGTTACTTCTGCACTTACGTTTGATACGTTTGCAGCGTTAATATCACTTGCTAATGAAGCAATAGTTGTGCCGCTGGTTGTAACTGTAACAGCACTTGTTAGTGTTGTACTATTAGCTGCGCTTGCTTGAATTGTAAACTGCTCACTGCTAGTGATTGGATTTGCGTCATTTACAAGTCCTGTAACTTCTAAGATACCTGTAGCATATCTACGGAAAATCTTGTAGGTTACTGTATCATTTTCAGTAACATCAAACTGTGTATAATATGAGCCAACTGTGATTGCTTTACCACCTGTTGTATCTAAGTTCTTGAGAGCAGTTTGATCGTTCTCATAAAGAGGAGAAGTTACTTGTTCAAACTGTGATGTAGTTGTACTGTATACGCTTACATCAAGTTGTGCGCCAAGATTGCTTGTGGTTGTCTTTACCCAAACACTACCACTTGGACGTGGAACAGTATCTGTGCTCTTCCATTCAGGAACGGTGTAGTGTTCGCTCTGTTGGATGAGTGGGCATGCATATGTACCTGCTGTTAGACCGGTACTACTTAGGATTGTTCCACTACCGTTTGCTAGTGTAATCTTTCCGTCAGTAGTTGAGCCGTCGCTAGCTGCTGAACTTGTGGCATAAATTTCAATCTTATTATCAACTGCGGCTGCTGTAACACCAGTAATTGCTGCTGTGTTAATGCTGCTAGCTAGTTGGGCTACTGTTGTTCCACTAAGTGTAACAGTTGTACTGTTAAGAACAATAGTATGACCATTTGTTAGTGTTGGGCTAGCAGTTGTGCCTGTAATTGCAGGCCAACTTGTCTGCCATGAACTGCCGCCTACTAGTACCCAAGTATTACTACGGTTTTTATAGTAAGCTGGATTTGAAGTGTTTGTGCCAACAATAGCATAATCACCAATAGCACCAATTGAAGTTAATGGCACACCGCTGTCTAAATCGCTTGTGCTTGTAATAACAGTTGGAACTTTATTTGTAAATGCACCAGTGCTTCCGTTCCATTGGAAAATACCCCAACGACTATCTGTTGATGCATCTAACCAAATTGTACCCGTACTTGGCGCACCTGTTGGTCTACTTGCACTACCTGTAAGCTCTGCAAGATCAATGTCAGCACGAGTAACATATGCTCTGTTACTTACACCAAGTAAACTGTATGCTGCCATCAATCCATATTCGTTAATTTCATATCCATGAATTGGTGTTCCTGCTGCTGTCTTATAGAAGTTAGGATTACCAAATGTAGCAGTAAGTTCTCTCTGACTGCCAATAAGATATGTTTTGCCTGCGTTAGCGGCTGTTGTTCCAACGGCTGTGCCTGAGCCACTGCCTGCTGTTTTGTCTTGTGCTGTTGCAACAATAATGCTTGCAACTGTTCCTGTGTCTGCTGGTACGTATTGACTCTCATCAATAACTGTAACTTCGACGCCTGGTGATACTAATGCCATGTTCATTCATCCTTATTAGAAAAGATTTTGTTATACTATTTATCGTATGGCATCAAAATCAACCAGTTTAGAGCCTGCCCTTTAAAGGATCGTGCAAATCGCTTAAATAATATACTATGAGACCAGTATGTTCCAAATGTAAATCTAAGCCTTGTGCAGTAAATTATCACCGCGAAGGCGCTATATACTATAGGAAAGTATGCGACAGTTGTGGACGTAAAACGAAAAAACTTAAAACACCAAAACAACCACGTTGGTATCTAGCAGGTTACAGGATGAAAGCTAACTGTGAGAACTGTAACTTTAAACCTAAGATTCCAGAGCAGATGACTGTATATTATGTGGACGGCAACAGAGAACATATCAGTTCTCGTAACCTAGTTACACTATGTTTGAATTGTAATGTAGAAGTATCTAGGACTGGTTGGCAACGTGGAGATCTTCTAGAAGATCTGTAACAGTTTGTTGTAGTTCTTGTAGTGTGCCGTCGTTAGTAATTAAGTAGTTAGGTGTGATGCTGCACCAACTGTATTCACTAGCATGCACATCTGGATACACCTGAGGCATACTATCAGGATTGGTTTCTGCTAGACCAAACCACTCAGGATCATCGCCACGTTTTACTCTTACTACTACGCCGCCCTGTCTACGAATCATGTTTATCTCATTAGGGAAACGTGCATCTGTAATCACTACATCATGCTTTGCATTACGTAGTCTTGCTTCCATGCTTAGTATCCAAGTGTCCTCGTGAAAGTGGTTACGAAATACTTCAGTGCCTAGCAGTTGTAGTGCAAGGCGTGGGCTAAAGTTTGGAATGTTTAAGCGTTCTTCCCACCACGTATCTGTAATCTCTCGCCATGCTCTGCTTTCAGGTGTAATACCTTCTAGCATTTCTCTGTCCCAGTTAAAGATACTAGCGGCAGCATCTTTTAGTGGTGTTGCAAAACTAGCCTGCACAAAGCCCTGTCCTATAAGCATATCGCCTACAGTGCCTTTGCCAGACCCAATAAGTCCTACTAATCCTACGATCATGTTTATATTATAACAAGTTTATGTGTATTAGCCAATAATAAAGCTGAGTGGATCACTACCGTCTACGTAGTTTTTGAGGTCTAGTTCTAGCTGTTGCATCTCACCTTGTGCTTCTGCTTTGAGAGTATCGCCGTTCATGCTAGTACCACCTTGTGGACCTGCAATAGTTGAAAATTTACTACGTGCTTCGCCTAGTGTATACTTTGCTAGTGCTAGGCTGTAGTCTTGAATCCATGGCTGAGTTTTTGTGTCATTAAGCAACGTGCTGTCAGGGCGTGTATTGTAACACCATAACACTACAGCTTCGCCGCTTGCTTCAAACTTACGTAGAAGAGTAATCTTTTTGTTTACTCTGTCCCAATCAAAGTTCACAAAGCCACCAAA